AACAGCCTGGCCGATCATGCTGCCGATTTGTTCCAGTTCTTCTTTGGTTAAAGGCATGTCGCCCTCCGTTTTGTGGTTTGGTGCAGGCTGTTCCTGCGGTGTGAAAAAAGATTTGAGTTTGTTGACGACAGCAACCCATGAACTCTGGCGCTGAACCTCTGTCCCGGTATCATCAAAGACAATCTTTCCGCCTTCAGACTTGTATCCGTAAACCTTCGGCTCGCCATTGTTGAGGATGATTACCGCTTGCGAGTCAGTGAAGTCAGCCACCCAGGCGTATTCTTTCTCGCCAGGAGCGAATTTATCTTTCGCTGCCTTCTCCAGCCTCCGCTCACGCTCGCGATAGGTTTCCCCCACCAGAGCGCCGGAATTAGCTTTCAGTGGAGTGGCAAGGTCAGCATTCACCATCATCCCCACCCCCTGCTCTGGCGTAGCTGCGCCAACCTCATCCAGAAGGATGGCGTCATGGTCCATCGCGTGAATTTTCGCAACCCATGAAGCCCCCTGAGCTTTCTGCTCATCGTTCGCTTCAAGCTCCTCAAGGAATACGGCAACGCTGGTATGGATTGGCGGAACATCCTCGCCTTTCTCCAGCGCTTCAAGACGCTCAAGGAGGCGCTTTCCGTCATCCGTGCGCTTTGCCACTTCTGTATCGATCCACTTCTCGACGTAGACGCGGTTGCCGGACTTCTTGACGTTTTTGTTCCATGCCCCTACATAACCCACATTCAGCCCCTCAGGACTAAAAGCAGAAACAAACTGACCGTTGACCTGTGGATGTCCAAGCGGTGCCAGTGTCCCCTCCAGGCCACTGTAGTGCTGGTCAATCTCACTGGCCGGATACAGACCGCCGTTCATGACCACGTTCGCCGGAAGGGTGTAAGAAGGAACAACCCAGTGCTCGCGTCCGTTGTGCTGTTCGCGCCGGATGGCCTTACTGTTCACCTTCGAGGTGACATTAACTTGCATTGGCATGAGTTAACCCTTAGCCCATTGGTAGCCACGGGCTTTCATTGTGTTAAATGTTTTCTGAGCTTTATCGATGATGGTGTCACTTAACGGCTTGCCGCTTTCATCGACCATAACCGCGATCGTGGAGCATTTGCAGTTCACGCCGTTTGCATCCTTAGCCCACCACTCCCGCTGCTCTTCTGCGGTATACAGATGGGCGTGACGCGCGGCATGGGTGCTTCGGGTCGTCGGGCTGAGCGCTGATATGTGCATCTGCTTTGTACGGATGCCATATCGTTCTCTGGCTTCGTCGTCTTCGTCCAGGCGCGCACGGCGCAGCGCGGTGGTAATCTCCGTCCTGGCAATACGATTAGCCCGGCGAGACTCAATCCCCGTCTGCTCAGTAAGGCGCTTAGCTATCTCCAGTGGATTTTGTCCGCGCCCAAGTCCATCGGTCAGTATCCGCGCCATATCCGCTTTCACACTGGCGCTGAGGTTCTTCATTTCCTCGAAGGTACGAGCGCGAACAAGAATCAGCCTACGTCGGTACGGTTCGCTGAGAAGGATTGTCGATACGCTTTCCTGTCCGGCAGCGTACACGGCTGATTGCTGCGCCAGATTGGCAAACTCCTGCGCCGTGCCGCGCTGATACGCCGGGTTGACGTAATCAGCCCAGAACCAGAATCCTGTCTCGTTATCTGCACCTAAAATCTCATCAACCAGCAATGAGGCATTGCTGAGGAGCATTGATAGCTGGGTGGAATCGAGGTCGAAGGTGTAACGCTGGTTTACTGATGGCGATGCAGGAATGCGGTCGAGAATGCCCTTGTACGCCTTGCCAATTCGCTTCATTCGCCTGGCGAACTCGCTCATTGCCCCGCGCTCAAGTCGGTCGGCACCCGTCGGGTCTTTAAGGTTTCCCGGAAGTATCGGTGACTTCGCTTTCCTCTTCGTCATCATCTACCTCTGGAAGTGGTTCGGGCGAACCCTCATACCCGGCGGCCACGCGAATTTCTTCACCAGTAAACACCTGCTCACCCGTGCCGATGGAAGCGCTGTTGATTTGCGACATCTTCTGAGCGGCATCCAGTTTTTCACTTTCGCTTTGCGCATTGAGGTCGTCCCAGATAACGGTCTTCTGACTGACCGGATCGAGGATGCTTAATTCGATCAGCTTGTCGCAGAAGTCCTCAATCTCGAATGACAGGTCGCCACGGCGAGACTGGCAGCGAGTATTGAAGTATTTCTGGTCTTCGGTGCTGCTGCGCTCGGCCTGCTGATTACCAACCAGAATGCGCGTCGGAATATCAACCCCTGCGGCGGCGGTCTGCAGGTTTACATCGTACGTTGGTGACGGGTCAGAAACCGGAGAAACCAAGGAGGTTACGCTGGCACCCTGGAGAGAAAGCAACACATCATTGCCGCGATTCATCTCGCGTGCAGCGTCGTTGAATCTGTCCTGCAACTCGTCAACACTGACGCTGTACATTGATGCCAGATTGGCAAAGTCGATTTCTTTATCGAAACTAAGTGCTAACTGTCGCGCTGCGTTCTTCAAGAATGACTCACCAGACCCGCCCTCTACCTTCTCCAGGCTCACAAAAGCGTTATAAGCTGGCTCAAGGAAGCCAATAGCATCATCTGAGTAATCGCCAAGGATGAAAACGCGATCAGGGTGGATATTGACGCGGCGGCTTGATCCATTCGGCAACCGCTCGGCGTACTGCCACATCTTAGGCTGTCCGTATGTCTGCGAGTTCAGGCCAGTATCCCACTCACCAACAGTGAGCGATCCGGCCCACGCCACCGATATTTTCTGAAGACCTCGCCCTTTGGTGACCGGAAGGCTCCAGTCTTTTTCGTCGCGGATGTGCAGAAGGATTCCTGCATAACGACCGACAAGACGGCGGCGATCCGCCTCAGAGAATGAGCGCCAGAATCGGTTGGTGAATACCTGCTTGGACTTTTTCTCCCAGGCGGTTTCTTTGCGCTTTTTGTCTGCCTGATCACCCTCAATGATTTCTGGGTTCGTCTGCCAACACTTGCCCACCAGCTTCTCTACTGCACCGTGGGCTATGCCACCGCGCCGGTACAGAGCATAGAGGTTTTCGTAGGTTACCTGCTCAGGGAAGCCATACTCGCACCACGCGGAATGACGCTTATTGTCCAGCCCCATCGTCGGTGCCATCAGTCCCATACGGGCGCGCGCCATCCGCGCATCGTTCAACGCATGGTTGACGGCGAGAGTTAATTTGTCAGTCATGGTTTGTCCGTTTGGTTAGCGAAGGCGTTTCGGAATCATCATCCCGGCCATCTGTCCCTTACGCTTAATGTGACCGTCGAGGCTGTAGCGGATACCGTCCCAGCAGTGCTCATAGCCATCGGCGAGCTTCGGTAACACCTCGCCGGTGATGCGGTCCGTTTTGTAGGACCACATGCGGGCCTCGCGCGCCACGTTCTTGCAGCGTGGATGGATAATGATTTCGTCGAAACCGCGAAGGTGCGCGATTCCGTCCTCAACGCTTCCCTGCCATTTCTCAGCGGCTGAGATGTTGAAGCCCTGTCGCTTGAGATAGCTGATCGTCTCGGGTCGAGCGGAGTCGGCCTTGATGGGCCAGTCACGCGATCCGGGGATTGTGTCGTATAGCTCTGGCATGTGGTCGAGCTCTGTCTGCTGCCCGTATGCCTCGTATTCGATGTACAGCCGGTTGTGCAGGATGAACGAACGCACCAGTGTGTTAGGGTCTTTGGCGAAACCGAAGTCGGCACCGAAGAACAGGCGCTCAGCTTCTTTCCAGAGGTTTTCCGAGAACTCAGCGATCCGGTATTTACCGGCCAGAACCTGCTTATCAGAGTTTTCGAGGTAAGCGCCTTCCCACACCCATGCGTATGTCGCCGGGTCGAGGCGTCGCTGATCGTTCTGTCGCTCACCTTCCAGCACGTCAGGGAACCACGGGTTATCCGTGTAGTTCATTTCAACGGTGATGCAGTCGTCGCCAGCCTCTTTGCGGAAACGTTTATCCGTTGCGCTGCCGTCGCGCTCCGGGTTCCACGTCACCCAAATCTCTGAACCTTCCTCACGAACGGTTGGGCTCAGCTTCTGCCAGGCTATTTCGCTGACTGATTCAGCCTCGTCGACCCAGCACAACAGGATGCGCGCTTTCGACTTGATGCTGTCGAGGTTATGCCGCAGACCACAGAACACGTAGTTAACGCTCTTATCGATAGTGCGGATGTACTTCTCGCCGATGTCAAAGTTGGAAGCTAGCCAGGGGACAGACAGGATCGCCTGCTTCACCTCCTGCATGCTCGACTCTTCCAGCGAGTTCATGAACTCACGCGCGCAGAGCACCACGCCGCTTTCACCGTTCATCATCGACTGGTAAGCCTTTACGGCAGTCATCAGCGCAAATGTGCGCGTCTTGGCGCTGCCACGTCCACCGTGCGAGCACCGGTAACGCTTATTCACGGCGGTGAACAGTGGCGCAAGCTTCGCGGGGATCGGCAATTGAACGGCGTTACTCATGCTTTGGCTCAACAGGCAGTAGCTGGATGATTGTTGGCTGCGGCGTCATGCTGCCATCAGGGCTTGTATGCTCGACTTTCTGGCGATTAGTGTAGGCATCGCCCATTTCTTTGGCGGCCTGCTCGATAAGCTGCGAGGTCATGCCGTAGTTCTTCATCTTTTCAGCATTGGTCGCCATTCTGTCGAGAACGCGCAACCGGTACGCTTTATTTGCGATCGGGATGTCGGCGATCTCATTCTGGAATCGTTTACGGGTGGCGTTGAAAAGGTCAATCCACTTCTGGCTCAACTTGGCCGCCATTGCGTTGCCTGGCGTATATTGCGACACCTGCTGCCGTGAGACATCAATGCCATATTCAGCCTTTACAAGCTCAATGACTTTTACTGGCGGCTCGTAGCAGGCGAGCGATTGAACGATGAAGGCTTTAACCTCTGTCGATAATGCTGCCACAGGCTACCTCCATGACAATCTGAATAAAGTCTATGCCAGCTTCAACATACACGTCCCGCATGACCTGGCTATATCGATGTGAGCCACTTCTGCTGGCGCATTGGCCGCATCAACGAGCTCCTGAACTTCTTTGCTTGCACCGTATCGACGTACGACACCAGTGAATTCTTCGACGTCGTGACCGCGCAGTATTAACACTGGCTGCCCGGTCTCTTTGTTGAACTTAGGCGCGCCGAAATCATCGGTGGCATGGGCAATGTGATAAAGCTCATGCTCTACCAGTGCGCAGAACTCGAGGTCACTGCATTGTGAGCAGTAATCGGCTGCCAGCGTGATGATGAACTTCGGGATGCGCCCGAACCATTCATGCATCTGCTGTTCCATTCTGGCTTTCTGCCACCCACCGGCGCGGAGCATTACCTGCTCGGCCTGACCGAGAACGTAACGCCCTTTCTTCGCGAATGAGTCAGACGCCCACATGAAGCAGAGATCAGCCTCTAACAGGTGTTCGTGGTCAGGGTTATGGATGCTGCCGGTATCGCTCAGGATTTGGCGGTTTATCCACTCATGAACTTCGTTTGCAGGAATCAGCCTGGTGTATGGCTGCCAGTTGTCGGAGGCGATGAAGTTAACTGGCGGATATGGCCTGCGCTCGTCATCGTTAACCATGGGTTACTCCGGCATTTCTTTCTGTTGTTCGATCGCTGCGAGAGATAAGGCTGTCATCGCATACTCTTTCTCGCTGGCATTGCTGCACAGTTTTATAATCTGCTCCTTCAGGTCGAAGATTTCGCTTCGGATCTCCTCACCCAGCGTTGAAACAGCACCCAAGATAACCAGCCTTTGAACTTCAAGCTCTTTGCTAATCGCCATGACTTACTCCGTTGCTTGTTCTGCTGGCTGTTCGGTCTGCTCTGCCGGTACTGGCGTGAACTCCACGCGCTTAACATCGGCAGGAGCGAAATACAGCCACTCGCCCGTTTCGGTCGCCAGCGGCACAAAGCCGTTCACCAGCTCAGGTTGACGTCGTGACATCTTTCCCGTGAAGGTTTCGCCTGTTTGGGTGGTTAGCGTGATTTGGTAGATGTCGGACATTGAGAGCCTCTTTATCCGCTTGTGAAGTCCAACGTATTGGACAAAGTGATTTCTGCATTAAAGACCAGTATTGGAGCGAGGGATCCGCAGCAAAATAATTAGAGACCACTATAGAAGCAGAACTCGTCTGCCTCGTTTTTCTATAGGAGGTTACATGTCACGAAACCAATTTTTTGAACTCGCAAAAGCCTACGCCGACAGCATCAATGCGATCATTTCTCTGATTTGCCTGTTGATTGCAAAGCACTACGGCGTTCTTCAATACTTCTAATCCCTGCCTTATCCAGATTGCACTGCCCCAGCGCTGTATAGAGCTGAGCGTTTAACTCCAGACTTGCCTGCCACGTGAACGGAACTACCATTCCGGGGATCGGCGTGTCTGCGGTCAGATCAGCGCTTATCGGCACCACTGGGGCTGGCACGTAAACTGTCTGCGTATTCCCGCAGGCTGTCAGCAGCGGCAGAAGGAACAAGCTGGTTAGCGCACGGATCGCCTTCAAGCACCTGCCTGATGTAGACAATGCGCGTTTCGCCTTTCTGGGCCAGTTCGTTCTTAGCATTCTGGGTAGCCTGTGAGATGTCACGAATGAGGTTCATCGTGGTGATCACGTTGTTGGTGATCGCCTCTGATGTTTCGGCCCGGAACTTCGCTTTATCGCGCTGGTCTTTGTAGGTGATGGCGTTGTCGCGGTAGTGGTTCACGAAGAACGCCAGCACGCCGATTAACGCCACCACCAGCAGCTGCAGCCAGTAACGCTTAACCAGCTCGCCAATCATGATAGGAACAGAGCCCGCTCTGCCTCCCGCCGACGTGTCAGCCCATTCAGCACCTTCCCACCAGCTTTATTCCAGCGCAGGAACTCATCGGCTGCGCCAGCGTAATCACCGGAGTTGAGTTTGCGCAGCAGTGTCGATGTCGACAATGACCTGGCTCCGAGGTTATAGGTGAACGACACCAGAGCATCGAATTGCCCCTGAGTCAGGTCAACTTTGACCAGGCGGGACACGTCGTTTTCATAGCTGACCAGCCCGGTCTTCAGCAGGCGTTCTGCAGTTTCCTGCTTAATCGTCATCCCGGCTCGGATCGGTTTGCCGTCGACAGGCTTGGTCCAGCCATAGCCGATCGTCCACACTCCGACGCTGTCCTGATACGCGGTGAGCTTGCAGCCTTCGAACTGCTTGATCAGGGCAATGCCTTTATCACTGGTTTGCATTCTTCATCCCCGTCAGTCGTTCCCAGAAGTACGTCAGTGCCACGGAGCCCATCGCCCCGCTGATACCAGACGTAACCAGAATCATGTAAAGGCTCAGCCCACTTTCAACGCTGATCAGTCCACCAATGAGACCGGTAAAGCCGGACACTGCAATTTGTGCCAGCGCGTTGATCCAGCTCCAGGTGGCTTTGTTCTGCTTAACGTCAATAAGGTATCGGACCAAGCCGCCCCAGCATGACAGAGCAAGGACAATCAGCCATGACACTCCGGCAATGCTTTCTTTATCTTGCATACGTTTAGCCATATCACCTCCGAAAGAACGGGGTGCTGTTTGTGTAGAGTGGAAGGATGCCAGGAAACAACGACCGGACATCGCAAATAAAAAAGCCCGCGACAGGCGGGCAATATGGGGGTAAGGCAATGCCGGCTCTATGGCCGAAGGGTCCCAGGCAGTGGGTTCTGGTGCCGGGCAAAGGAATCGAACCTCTGACGCGCAGCTTACAAGGCTGCCGTTCTGCCACTGAACTAGACCGGCGAATTTGGCGGGACAGGAAGGATTCGAACCTTCGACCAATCGGTTAACAGCCGATCGCACAACCTCTGTGCTTCTGACCCGGAAATAAAAAGCCCCGAGCTATTAACTCAGGGCTGTTTTTTGATTGTTAGCTGGTAACCAGCCAGAACGCAATATGTCTTCACGATTCATACTGCGCCACTTCTAACAAACACAAACCTCTCAGCTTGCGATGGTTGGAGTACCAGACGATGCGTCGAAGATACCAACTAGGCGGTTCGATGGTGAGAGCCGCCTCTTTTGTCTCACCGCCAACGAAGGCATTAACCCATCGTTAGAATCGAGATTAACCAAAAATCGCCACTTTGTAAATAGATTTCCTACAGAAAGTTAATCCTGTAGGAAATATTTCTCATTGCGTAACTTTTTTGAGCATGCTGTTGGCATATTCCTCCTGCTTGAGGCACTCGCCAACCAGGCTTTCGAAGAAGTCTTTGTAGGATCGGCGCCATGTCGTCTCCGGTATTTCGATAACGTTTTCACTAATGAATTTGCGGACGCTTTCTGGAAGCAGACGCGAATAACCACGACCATTGCAGCGTGAACATGTTTTGTTGGCCGGTACGCCACCTTGCTGACGTGTCTTCTCTTCGTCCAGTACGACACCCTTCCCATTGCAGCGGCATGCGTTGCTGACCACGCCCTTCCCTTTGCATTTTTGGCAAAGAACATTCACCGTCTCCCGTTTCTCTTTCAGGTGTGGTCTTCCAATGTGCTTCATGGTCATGACCTCTGCTTCAACGAAGCGATCACCATTGCAGCAGTCGCACGTGCGGGTGCTGGCAGCGCTGCGGGAGTAGTCCTCGAAGGCAAAGGTTGCGAGCAGTTGCATGACCTTCGGCTTAACATCAGATTCAAGTTTGCGTAGGGCGGCCACCTTGTCGCAGTTCTTCAGCGCGTACTGAGTAAGCAGATCAACCGCCTTATCACGGTCAAGGGAACTTATACCCATTTTCCCCAGGAAAGCGGTGTATCCCATCGATGCTCGTTCCTGAGTCATCCCCATGGCTGCCATTACGTCCGTACCAGTCAGAGAGTCAGACGCAGTAGCGCGAGGAGAATCACTGATCATGGTTGATTTTGCGAAGTGGAACTTCAGCGTGTTCTCAAGGTTCATTATGCGGCTTCCTTCTGTGGCTGGTTGGTCTGAGTCTGGCTGTGCTTTGCTACTGGCGGCAGGTTCGCGCGCTTAACGCTTTCGGCCTGATATCGGGTTATCTCGTCTCTGGTCACGGCGCGCACTCCCCAATAATGATCTGACCCTTCTCTCCCCAGACCTTTGTGATGCGGCAATCCCAGATGTGAGCATCATCCTCATAAAGCGCATCCATCAGGGCTTTCAGCATGTTGTCGCAGTCTGGCTTGGCCTGGTGGGGCTTCCCGGCGAACTCCGCTCGTTTCTTCTTACTCCAGCTTGGTGGCATTGGTAGGACGAATGTCACATGTGATCCGGATTCAGGCATGGTCAACTTGCGCAGGCGGACCTCATCGCAAAAAGCGCGGTAACGCATTACAGGTGGACGCTGCTTCCACTTATCCGCGCGGGTCATGCGAGGCTTGCCGATTGGTGTGATGTCGTAGATTTTCATGCAGGCACCACCAAGCCACGACGGGCAATCTGAATAATGGTCAGGACGATGGCGCGATCCATTAACTGGCGGCGCTCGTCACGGCTAAGCCCCTTCCCGTTATCAATCTCTGAATGACAGGTGACGCAGATAGCAGCGGTGGCGCAGTCGTCTGTTTTCATTCCGATACCTTTACCCTCGTTGCGGTGCGCCACCTGCACGCCCCACGCTCCGCACAGGACGCATTGCTCAATCTGGCCGACTGCGGCTAGCCATTTTTTATTGCGGTAGGTGCTACGCATGTTTCCTCCGTGCCGCGAGACGCAGCCATTTCTGATCCACCAGGCGGGCGGTGTAGCCTTTCAAGGTCGGGATGTCGGACGGCTTAACCGCTGGCTTACGCTGGCGGCGTGCCGGAACGCGGAAGATGTGATTTGTGATGACGCGGGAAAGTGGAGTCGACATCAGGCCTCCTGCTTATCGCGCAGCTGCTGGTACTCGCAACCGTTCGGGATAGTCAGAGCCAGACCGAACTGAGCGCACCACATTTCAACCTTCACCAGGAAGATATGCATTTCCCCAGTGTCGAGGTCTGCGGTATGGCGCGGCTCCCAGGTCGTGGTTTTCTCACCGGTAATGAAATCGGTGTAGGTCACCTCTTCGCATCCGAGGTAGGTCTTTTTGAGGTTGCGCTTAACCCACTCCGGAGTGGCATCAGGGCGCCCTGATTTAATCAGGTATTCGCTGATTTCCGTATACCACATGTGGCTGAGCGCATTCTGCGACAGGCTGCGCTTCTCACGCCACGGCTTAACCTGCAGGCGGAAGCATTGCCCGGCATCGAGCAATGGCTGAATCTGCTGGCCGATGGCCGCGAAGTTACCGCGATGGAGTTTGATGCCGTCTACAGGCAGAGTCATGCGGCCTCCTTCCCGGAAACCGCAGAATGCAGAAAATCGCAGGTGCATTTCTGCATCTGTGACAAGGTGAGGAGTTCAGATTGTTGTCGCATTTAAGTCCCCTTAAATGCGCAGAAGTCGCAACCGGCTGTTCAGACCGACTGCGACTTAATTATAACATCACTTTTGAAAAATGATTACCAAAAATCAGTCACCACTATCTGCGAGTTTTTGCATGGCATCGCCATAACGTTCCATGCCTTTGGCAAGCGCCTGAGTAACCTCCTGCTGCGGTTCTGCTGGCAGCGGCATCCAGTGGGTTGGCTTGCAGTAGCAATCAAAGCCGTGTCCGTGTGCTGACCCGCCAACGTACGTTGCCATCTTGATTAATGGATCATTACTTTCCGGCGCGTCTGGACGGTACGCCAACACTTTTTCTCCTGCGGAAGGCATCCGCTCAACGCAAGCCACCCAACCATCCGGAATCACCGGAGAGTTGAGTTGTTCGGAATTACCGAACGACTGAAGCATGGCTGCGCGATAGGCGTTCCAGCCGACAGCTTTTCCGTGTTCAAACGCGCTGTCAAAGTCATCATCCATTTCCATCGCAGCGGGCACATATACCGGCGCTGGCGGGGCGGTGTATAGCGGTACGGCATCTTCATGAAAAGATGGGTGGTACCCACACGGACCTTTCTTGAACGTACCCACAGGCACCGCTTCGAGCGATGCCAGCGCAATCTTCATCGCCGCCAGCGCCATCGCTGCGTCTTCGTTTACTGCGCCTGGCGTCGCATCGCGCTCTTCTTCAAGCTCCGCGATTGTCTTCAGGAGCCATTCTTTGGTTAATTCAGCCATATCCCTAATTCCCCTTGATGCTGACTTTGACGCCAACCTTACGAATCTCATCGGCGCATCTGTTCACGATACTCCGGTGAAACTCACAAAAAATTTTCGCCGACTGCGGCCCTAATGGGTGAACATCGTGCGTACTCGGAAGTACAACCTCACGCCCATCCAGTTCAGCAATCCGTTTGCGTGCCGCTGTGAGTTCTGCCATGTGCTCACGGAGGCTGTCAGTTGCTGCCTCCAGCTTGTCCCAGTCAGGGTTGAAGTTTGCCAGTTGAGCTAACTGGTCTTTCAGGAAGTCGATGCTCTTGTCTTTGGCTTCCAGCTCATCCAACATCCTACCCAGAGTTTTGGTGTGCATTTCTTCTCGCTCAAGCAATGCTGTTCCGCAATGTCGTTGCTCAAGTTCAGCAATCTCATTCAGCAGCGCCAGCATTGTTTCCGGGCTAGCTGCAGCGATATATCTCAATACGTTTTCAGACTGTTTCACTCCCCCTGCGGCTTTATTCAGACAGTAGATAGCCTCTGCTCCGCCTACTGTGATATATCCCCGCCCTGGGGCGCTGAGGTCGCTGGTGTAGACGTACTCCCAGTCATTTTGTCCTGCACGTTCAGCCGCTTCACGTAATGCGCGTTTGTCGATGTTGCTCACTGGGCGGCCTCCTTCTGCGCAATTTCACCCCATGTTTTCAGGCTATCCGTTTGAACACCGACGCCAAGCAGCGCGAGAATTTCTTCAGGTGTTTCTCGTACAACTATCTTTTCGCCCGAGGTCATTTTGATGTGGCTTACTCCAGCAAACAAAAACGACTCAATATGCTCAGCCACAACAAAAACTGGCTCGTAGATTGTTTTCTCTTCCCAACCGATAATCGAATCGACCGGACGAGAAACTGTTGCCTGCTGACTCAGTTTTAAAATTTTCATACCCCTACCCTCCCCCAAACCATCAATACCCTTCTCATCGCCGGACTGTTCCGGCACTCCTGAAATATTCCGTTGGTGCAACTGCGAGCGGTACCAGCCTGCTCTTCCGGCGTAGCCAGGCGATAAGTCACCGTTCGCCAGACCTTGCTCACCCGGATAATTTTTCGAGACTTTTCCAGATCGATAGCGTTCTTCGTGATGCAGTTGATGGTCATGCCGCACTCTGTGGCCACATCCTTCGCGGTGAAGGTCCGGTGAGTTTCGAGATAACGCAGAATTGCCTGTTTGCCTTTCATCAGAAGCCCCCTTTCTTTTTCGGCTGCTGCTCACGCCCGCGGCGTTCTGCGGCGGCGGCCTGCTGGTCTGTGTCGTAAATTGCCCCGTTGATCTGATTGCAATAAACCGTTCCGGTACTGCCGTGGCGGTTGAGTCGCAGGATTAACTCGGTTTCTCCAGGCGGCACGCTGTCATCGAAAGCACCTTCCCGGTGGATACCAACCCAGTAGTCGCAGTCCTGCTCAATCTGCCCTGTGTCGCGGGAATCGCTCGGCAACGGGCGTTTATTCACTCGCTTTTCCAGTTCGCGGTTGAGCTGAGTCAGCAGCACGACGACGCAGCCAAGCTCTTTGGCGAGGTTCTTCAACCCTTTGGTGATCATCCCGTAGGCCAGGTCATTACGGTCTGCTTTTTCGGCGGTCATCAGTGTTAGGTAGTCAACCAGAATCATGCCTACGCAGCCTTTCTCGCGCTTAATTCGACGGCATTCGGTAACGATATGCGCCAGTGACAGGCCAGGAGTGTCGTCGATGTACAGCATGTCGATTTCACTCAGTCTCCCAGCTGTGGCGATCGCCTTCTTAAAGTCGCCGTCGTAGTCGCCATGGTACTGGTCATCGGCGTCATCCGTAGCGGTCATGTAAAAAATGCTCGGATTAATGCCCGACTTCTGACCAACCAGTTTCTCGAGGATCTGGTCGCCAGGCATTTCGAGGCTGAACATCAGCGCTGGCTTTTTCTCACGAACCGCGCAGTTGATCGCCATCTGCCCGTAAAGCGTGGTGTTGTGCGTCACGATATAGTTATCTGTGACATAGAGATGCCGGGAGTGGGAAACCATGATGCAGATACACTCTTCCGGATCTATTTCGATAACTGATTTTATCCCAACGCCACGGTTACCAAGCCGGTTTATGCCAAGGTTTGCACGGAGCCGCGGTGACTTAATGTGTTCAAGAATTTCGTCAGGCAGCTTCATGCTTACCATTTGCGCATCCAAGCCCTGAAGAGTTTCTCCCTTGTAGGTGTATGAAATATCGGTACGTGTTGTTTCCCTAGCCGTTCCACCGAGAGAATGAACAAGCTTTACCACCCCTTGCGAAAGTTTCTTGCTGGACGAAGAGAACCTAATGCAACCGAATTTCTCAATCCAGCCGTCAGTCTCTAGAAGTCCAACCAATACGCCAATACGAGTGGCTTTTCCTGCGCTGAAAATTGAATCTGGGATTTCTTTATCCTGCGCAGTTTTTCCCAACAACTCATACTCTCTCAGGCTTTCCATGAGAGGATTTTTGCACCCACGATGATGCGTTACGGCGTAATCATTCCCGCCAACATGACGTAGGTTCAGGGGAGATACGCTAGCCGCCATGCGAGACAGAACGTAATCTTCTGAGTTAGTAAACTTAACGCTTTTGGTTAACGAACCATCGCCAAGGAGAGCGCCCAACACCCAGCCATCAACGTGATCGACTGATGATCCAAAATCCCCTGACAATGACGGGATGCGTAGTCGGCCTTGGTACCTCACTCTTTGAAGCATTGCTTCTAATTTTTCAGTGTCCACGACGCGAGCGCCTTCAAATTTCGAAGAGCTTATCTCCCATAGATGAGAATCAGCCGCCTTAACAACGCGCCCATCTTCAAAGGTGACTTGGTACATTTAATGAGATGGTCACTCCCTCCTTCCCGGTACTATGCTGAGGACAGGCTTTCATTCGGAGAACTATCATGGAAAACATTGCGCTCATTGGTATCGATCTGGGTAAAAACT